AACTTACCATTTTGTTTAATATAATTAATTACATTATACTTATTCTATTCATTGCTTTCGATTTAAATATGATAAAATGAGTTATGTCTTTTGGTAAGGTGAATTAAGATGCGCAGCCCTAAAATTATTTGTCCTGAATGTGAAAGTAATTCAGTAATAAAAAAGACAGTACGAAAACACCCTCAGCTTTCTGATATCTATTGCGCGTGTAATAACGTGGAATGCGGACACACTTTTGTTGTGAACATGACGTTCTCCCATACACTAAGCCCCAGCGCACTGACCGGGGCAAAAGCTGTAAAGACTATGATTGATATGATGACGCCGGATCAGAAACGTGCGGCGCTGGATTTATTGAATAATTCATAATTATGAATTTATCATTGTATATAACACTTGTCTTTTACTCTTGAGATTCCATCACCATGATGTATACAGTCATCAATTTCAAATTGACTTAAACATGTTGAAGCTATTTTAATAATACGTTTAATTTCACATCTTGATAAATTGACCGAAGAATTAAAACTGAAATAGCAACATTGTGATTGTGAGTCATAATCAATCTCACGAAACAGATGTTGCAAATCATTTGCCGCGATAAAATGAATGAATCTTAGCATTTCTGCATATTCACATACCTTATCATATCTGCTTGTTAGTTTTACTCCGAACGCCTGAACAGCAAATGGGGAAAACTGTGCGGTTTTCTCTTCAAAAAAATTACTCATATATTCCCTTAACTATGGATTCATTTATGTCAAACTCAGATGTTTTTGTGTTTGATTAGTGTTAACAGAAAAAATAATTTTCCCCTCAAAATTGAAAGGGGCTTCGGAAACGGGTTACAACGGTTACAGGGGTATAAAACACCACATAACACAATGATTTTACTGATTAATACTTGTAACCTTTGAAGGGTTACAGAAGGTTACACCAAAGGTTACAACCTTATTTATCAATAAGTTATAAAATCCAAAAGTAACTTTTCTCAGGGTTACATCGTAACCCGTTTGTAACCCATTTTGTAACTCATTAGACCAGCATTAAAATATAATAATATCAATAATATATATAACATTCTAAATCTTGTAACCTTTGTAACCCGTTTCCGAAGCCCCCCCTAAAATTTTGAAATTCTCTCTATATGTAATTAATACACTTCTTTTCTGTTAGTTTTGTGTATCTTTCGGGCTTTGTCATGGACGGGTGAACATTCCCGCGCCGGTCGCCGTGTCCGGACATAAATAACCGTGCCGCCTGGTGGCCCGGATGTGTCATAAATGGCGGTGCTGGCCAGCATCGGGCACCGTCACTTACGGCAGTGTTTTCCGGAAGATGATCCTCACGGCTCACAACGAAAAACCCAGCACTTAAACACTTCTGGCAGCGTTACCCCCGCTTTGCCTTTCCCGGCGTTAAACTCCTCTGAAATCTGGCTGCGCACTGCTTTGATACCTTCAAAACGCCGCGCCTTACCGGTTCTTAGCTGGCGCTGTATATCACGCATGGATGCGGGAAGCGGGACGCGCTGGAGTGAAGCCACCTGCGCCAGATAAGCAAAGTTCACCGCAATCAATTCCTGGTTGTCTTTCCCGTAGTGGTTCACCCCAAATTTTTCAAGGCTGTTAAGGTCGTCGAACATATCCCAGAATTCGCACACCTCCGGAACATCCCGTTCCGTTGCCTGGACACGTTCAACGGCCAGTTCGATCACTGCGTCGCGGGTCAGTCTGATTTGTTCCACACTGACAGGTAATACGCAGGCCAGCGCCTCAGTAAAGGCGATCATCTGCGCATGGTTTTTCGCGATGCGGTTATGGCGGATCTTCGGGTGGTTCTCCAGCTGCGGCTTTACCTCGCTGTAGACCTTTTCGACGGTACTTAAAATATCGTTTTCTTTCTGAACCGCCCGGAGAAGGAAACCCGAAACATTTTCAACGGGCATACGCTCCAGGCGTTCGGCGGCGTCGCGGGTGCTGGTGCTCTGACTGCGTTTGTCGGTATACAAATGAACGATACGTTCCAGCATGGCCGGAGAGGCATCCACAACGGCATTCTGCGCAATCACTATCGCCCCCCTGAATGGCGGCTCATACGTTTCGTTATTATTGGTTTTGATACCTGTAGCCCGCACGCCCCGTCCGTTATAAAGCGGTTTCAGGTCATCAAAATCGAATCCCCGTTGTTTCTGCGTGTCTTTCGTCCTGTCCCCCTCAATGAGCACTACCGGCAGGTTGGAAACCTGCGCAAAATTGCGCGCCCGTGCCGCTGGTGTGGATTTTGAAGGATCAAAGCCTTCATAGTCATCGCGCCCACATAAGCGCCAGAGAAAATCAAGAAGGGTACTTTTACCCGTTCCCGGCTCCCCGACAATTTCCAGAAAGGGATAGCTTTTATGGCTTTCCCGGATCTGCTCCGCGAAAAAGGAACCCAGCCAGAAAGCCAGCGCGGTAAATCCTTTTGTACCAAAGGCCGTCCAGAGATCGTTCACCCAGGACGCGTTCCAGTCTGTTTCATCCGCATTCAGTTGCAGTTCCGGCGAATGGCTCAGGCTCTTGATACTTTTTCCTTCAACACCGAAATAGTCCTCACTGTTCAGGGTATGGATAACCCCGTTACTGACGGCCAGCGAATTGAACACCCAGGCGCGCCAGTCCCGGTTATATCCGATGTAATTTTGTGTCTGAACCTCCTTTATCCGGGGCAAATCATGGCGGATCAGGCGGTCAAGCTGCGGCGTGTTCCCGGTGTAGATCGCACCTTTGGCAATGTGCAAAAGACGCTTTTTAAACTCTGACGCGCTGGAGAGCTGCGCGGCGGTGAACGTGCCTTTTACTGCCGGAGTACTGCCGGGAAACGTTACGCGCAGATAATACCAGGCCTCGTCAGTGGGTTCGGAACGCTGGAAATACAACGGCACCGGGTAACAGTTGGCGATCTCTTTAATCGCGCCGGATTCCTCCAGGGCAATACGGCGGGCTTCCCGCTCGTCGGTGGTACGATCTCCGCCCAGAATACGATCCACGGCCTTCATATGGCGTTCTATATCGAGTTTGAACCAGTACAGGCGCGAACCATGTTCAAAATGAAATTCCTGGCGTTCGGAATGCTCAAACATCAGCAATGCTTTTTCCCTGGCGTCACCGGCCAGCAGTAACGCGCCGTTATAACGATACGTTTTAAGGTGGCGCGGCGTCAGTTTCCCGCGCAGGTGAAGATCGTTCCAGTCCACCCCGGAACCGGATTCTGACGGCAGCGCCGCGCCGCTTTCCAGCCCTCGTCACGGCTGCGCTTAACGTGACGTAATATCGCCTTTTCTCCCGCCTGGCCGTTATCCAGTGCCCAGACCAGTTTCGGCAGGGCTTTACCCTTGTAAAGCCCTGCAAGCTCTTTCAGCGCCTGTTCCGGGTAATTCCCTGCCGTCATAATGGACACGGCAGCAATACCATTCTGAATAAGGCTCAGGGCATCAAAAATCCCCTCAGCGATCCAGATTTCCGGCTGCTGCTCCAGACTAAGCGAAGGGCAGATCCACCACTGACCGGCGTATGTGCCTTTGAAATTGGCCTTACGGTCAAAACGTTCAGGTTTATCAATAATGCGTTCCCACCAGGCCCCGCCAGGCAAAGAAAATCTGATCGTGGCGCTACCCATTCCGCCGGAGTGGTAACTTTCCTGGCTGTAAGCGCCGCCGATCCGCGCAGTCTCCAGGCCGCGCGCGTGCTCAAGATAGGCATCCGCCGCTGCGTGTGGGCTGGCCGGACTCTGTATATATCGCTCAGACCAGTTATTAAAGAGGTCGCTGTAATGCTCCTTTGTAAGAATTTCCCGCCCGCATTTGTTTTCCCGCCCGCACTTAATAACCCACGGGTTCGCCAGACTGGTAAACAATTCCTTTTTATGGCAGGCGGGGCAGACACCTTTCCGCAAATAACCGTTTTGTTCTTCAAACTGAAAATCTTTTACCAGTCTGTTAATAATTTCTTTATGAATATGTTTATCAGCTTTCACTTTCAAACCCCGTTACCACGGGCGCTACGGAAAATAGCGCCCCCTGAATATTAAAGACTGACCTGACCGATCCGGGCATTGCCCGTAAAGTTATCGCAAAGGCCAAGCGCTTTGGCTTCCTCCAGAACGGCGGAAATGTCTTCGCTGATATAGCTGAAAATATCCGGCACCCATAAAAGCGGCAGGCCGTTTATCTCACACTGGCGGATCTGTAAATGCATCTGAAAAGATACATTCCGGGCACGGTTGAGCTTATGGAAACATTCAACACTAAGATGTTTTTCAGGACTATTAACAGTAATGGTATTTAAATCAGACATACATTTTTCCTTACAGGGGCGTAATTATCCCCCGTCAAAATACGGTTAAAATTAAACGTGCTTCAGTTCTGATTAATTGCTTATTATTTCAATTGTCCTGAAATTCAGCCGGATCGTAATCCCTCATTTGCATTCGCATTTCTCTATACATCAGAAAGACAACATTCAGAACCGCCCCGCCTAATTCATTTTCAATACCTTGACTGGTATTCTTGTTTATCAGTCCCGCAGTAAGTGAAAGTGTGTGATAAATATTGTCACTATTCAGATAGATGATTTTATCCGCCTTGCCTGTTTCGAATTCAGATACCGGAGGCATATTGCGGGACCGCTTATCCAGCAATGCCGTAAAATGTATCTGTAATAAACGACAATAAAGCATCCGTTGTTTTATATCGTTCGTGCCAGGAAGTTTTCGTGCTAAAAATACAGCACCGTAAACCATATCGTAAAAATTACGATCCGCAATGAATGGCGTAAACAGTATATTATCCACGGTCTGCCCCCTTTATGCAGGGCTGTTTCAGATACCTGACAAGTAAATTAACCATGTCATGTAATAACCAGCGTAATTGTGTTTCAACGTCAACGCGCAGGGAACGGCTAAGCAGTGCAGCATTTAAGGCGGTGCAATAGCCTGTCATGATCGTCGCGTCGATCCACTCGTCAGGCACGCAGGGGGCAGGAATAACCGCCGCCGTTAGCTGCGCCTGGATGTGTGGCGGGTAATCGGCATCACAAAGCGCCGTAAGAGAGCGCAGGGCATAAGCCAGACGTCCGCAAAGCGCGAAACGCTCCACATCGTCAACGCAGTTTTCATCCGTTAACCGGGCGACAAATTGCCCGCACATGTCGCCAGCCTGAAAGAGATCCGCAGACGCGGGCAACGGCAAAGAGATCAGGTTAGTCATGCTGCGCCCCCTGCACTGGCAGACGGCCAGCAAAGCAGAGGATAAAGTGACCGGCCAGCATGGAACGGGCTTCCCGTTCACTGTACGCGGTGACTTGTTCGCGGTGTGGTTTGTCCTGCATGTCGGCCCGTGATACCGCAAGAAAGAGAAATACGCGATTTTTTGGGCGAGTTTGGTTACACTGATGGCTAGCCATAGCGTTACTCCTAATAACGTGTTGGTCAGAGGCCCGGTTAGTGCTGTGAACACTGCCGGGCTTCGCTTTTTGTGGGTACTGTGATACCCAACTGGCACCCATATTAAACACAACTGGCACCCACTTACAACACTTTTATATCGATTTATTTTGTGTATACTGGCACCCACACACACGCTAAGGAGTCCAGTAATGGCGGTAGATAACGTCAATAACAAATCGCAAAAAATGAGCGCAAGAGTTCCGCATGATGTAGCAAACAGTGTTGAGGAGCTTAAAGAACCCGGCGAAAGTACCGCGCAATTTATTGTTACGTCTTTACAAGGCGAAATAAAGCGCCGCCAGCGCCGTAAGAAGCTGGACACACTGAAGGAATAACCCTTTAGCATTCCGGCAAATACCGCCAGATCGGACGGTGCCAGCTGCACAAACAGCGGCGCGTTTTCGCTGGTAAGCATCGGTTGTTTATCGGTATAATTCATCGCGTAGAATCATCTTCCTGATAAACCCTTTCACCGTTCTTGTTCATTCCGGTGAAGGGGTTTTCTTTTATCTGGCCGTCACTGTCAAAGCTGGCTGTACTGCAGCAGGTTTTAAACCAGTGTTACGGCGTTCTCATCGCTGGCCGCGTAAAGATAGCCATCCCCCAGCGCGTAACCTTCCTCACGTAAATAACCGTGTTCGTAGGTGCCGCGTGTCGGGATATCATCCGCGCGGTAGCGCTGGCTGTGTTTCAGCGTCAGGATCTGCAAATTTTTCAGCGTGGTGACAGCCAGGCGCTTACCCGGCATAAACGGCGGGATAAAGGCAAAGCGACCGGCGACACTGCTTTCCAGCATATCCCCCGCCGTCAGCGTCAGCGGTTGATCGGCCATGTTGAACAGTTTCAGGCGTTCGCGGGCGGCAAGCTGCGCGCCAACCATCACCACAAGGCCCGGATCTTCGCGCTGGCCTTCGGGAATTTTCGACGTAATGAGGCAATCAGCCAGATCGTGAACATCGGCAAAATCACCGCCTTTCCCCAGCGCGAAGGCATCCGAAATAACCTGAGAGCCTTTATTGAAGGTTTTCGCCAGTGCGTGCCAGCCAATATTAATATCCTCGCCGTTTTTGTATTGTTCCGGGTCGGTATTTTCGGCAATCATCTTGCCGTTAAATCCAATGCGGAGCATATCCCGCACCACGGCCTTCTTGAAAAAAGCGATCATTTCATTACTGAAATTTTTTGCGTTTGCCATTACTGCCATTTCTTCATAAGTCAATGAGGCGCAGGAGTCCGTTTCTGATAATAAAAAAGGTGTTCCGTTGGTTTTCAGTTTCTTATAAAAACGGCCTTCCTTTGCGCGGCCTGTATAAAGGGAACCATCGCCAATGGTGATCGTCGTTCCATCCGCGCCGGTAACGTCCAGTAATGCAATTTTATCAATTAACCATCCAGTCCCCTTAACATTGATCGTCGAACATCCCCAGGCATCCGGCGAAGCTTTGTCCGGTTGTGATACAGTGAAATAGCCCGTTTCTTCATTTTTATATTTGACATTAAGAGACTTCATGAGTTCTTCATGATACTGTTTTAAATAAGCGGGTGTTCCATAAGACATAATTAATCCTCAGTCTGTATTTCTTTCTAATACGCGTTGTTGTGTGCGGTATGCCTGACGGATAGGCAACATATAATCTAAATATTCGCCTGCACTCATCACCGGATGAATAAAGGCCATATCAGGGCTATAATAATCACGTGATATTTCGGCGCGTTCCCGCTTATCCTCATTCAAAGGATTTACAAAGCGGGAATTAATATTCCCTTCCGGGCGGTAAGTACAGTTATTCACCACGTTGTTAAGGGCGTGCTCCAGCTTGTCCATTTTCTGCCAGGCAAGATCGGCGCATTCAATTTCCACAATCGCCTTTTTGAATGCTTTCACGTCAAGAGATGACTTCGGCAGGGAACGGCGCAGATCCAGCAGTTCCACATCTTCCACGGCCAGCAACACATCGATAACCGGCGCAAGCAATGCCAGAATAGTTTGCCTGATAGATAGTCTTTCCTGCTGCGCTCTTACCTGGTTTTTAACCTTTGCGTAATGCAATCTGTAGCGCTCATCTTCCTGTGAATTTCGGGCCTGCTGCGCTTCTTTGATTGTCTGCGGTGCAGTTATTCCGGCAGGTTGTGGCAGGCGCTGTAATTCTGCTTCAAGTGCCGTTAGTTTTTCCTGTTCAGCCTGACAAAATTCATGCCCTTTATTGACCAGCGTAAAAACCTCCTGTTTAGTCGCAGGAATACCCACGCTTTCCCCGGCGATGGATTCATATTCGCGGGCAAGGTGCATCATTTTATTCAGGCGATAAAGCTCAATAATGCGCATTTCATACAGCCCACGGTGAGAACCATCACAAGGCTGAATAAAAGCAGTGTGGTTAATGACAGACAGATCCGCATCGCGATATATGCGATGGTTTGACAGTTCGTCGGTATTCATAATTTTTATATTCCAGTTCAATAGATCATTAAAGTTTATTCTTCACGTTCTTTTATTTTGCTATCGATCCATTCGACGATCTCCTGTTCGAGCCATGCGACGGATTGCGGGCCGGTTTTAACAGGCTTCGGAAAACGTTTCATTTTGATATCGCGGTAAATACTGGGGGCGCTGCGGCCAGTAATTTCAATCACTTTATTTATGCGGATTAGTCTCTTACCTTGTAATCCGGATAATGTTGTCTGGGTGTGCATATCCCCGCCTTATTAAGAGAAAGTTTAATAACGATGAGTCTTAACGACATGGGATAAACTTTATTGAGTGCTGTTCTAAATGTCAAAATAGTGAAAGAGGGTGAGGGGTTGACATTTGTGGGAAGCCAATCGAAGCCAATTTAAAGGTTACTAAGGGTTAGTAAGGTTTCCTAAGGTCTCAAGTAATTGCTCAGCTTTTTTATTAATCGGCGGGTATGAATATTTTCTGGTTGTTATTTCGCCATAAAGCGAAATAATACTTGTTGAAATGTGACTTGAATCACATTTGTGGCTATTTAAATTATAAAGGTTAAGCACTAATAGCTTAAATAAATAGCATTTTTCATGCATTTGTATATATATCATGGGGTTGTAAACCGAAAAACAGTATGTTCTTTTTTACTACTATTAATTTATTGAAAAATAATAATAAAAAAACAGGTGTGTCCACAAATTGTCCACACCCGAACCCATCACTTCCGGTAACGCCATTTAAATTCGTAAGGAGGGGTGAAACCGTTTCGGCTGTGATCAAGATAGTCGGCCCACCATTGCAGCATTTTGCGCCGTTCCTGCATGTGTTGCGCTTGATAAACATAGGCGGCGCGAACGTCGTCACGCTCCTGGTGACTCATCTGACGCTCTACAGCTTCCCGCGTCCATTTGCCTGATTCTGTGAGCGCTGCGCAGGCCATATTTCTGAAACCGTGCCCGCAAACATCTTTCTTGGTGTCATACCCTAAATTGCGTAAGGCTTTATTAATAGTGTTTTCACTCATTGGTTTTGACTCATGATGATCACCCGGAAAAATTAACTCGTAATCACCTGATATATTTTTTATTTCTTTTAATAATTTTATCGCCTGACGGGGTAGGGGGATGTCATGCGGTGTTTTCATCTTACTGCCACGGTGAGAAAATTTTACATTGGGTATAGATACGCGTTTTGGAGGAATTGTCCACAATGCGTTATCAAAATCAATTTCATTCCAGCGTGCAAAGCGTAGTTCACTAGAACGAATGAAAATTAATAAGTTCAGATTTAGCGCATATTGGGTGAGCAGCCTTCCATTATTATTATCAAAATAAGAATCAATGCGCTTTAAAAAATCAGGCAAAGCATCAGCCGCTAACCCTGGGTGATGTGTCGTCTTGTTAACTTCTATGGCCCCCTCTAATTCCTGTGCTGGATTATATTTGATATAACCACACTGGACAGCATAACGCATGATGTTATTGATACGTTGTTTTTGACGCGCAGTTGTTTCAAGAATGCCTTTTTCTTCCATTATTCTTAGTGGTACTAACAGGTCGGGAGTTGTCATGTCTTTTATTGAGGCATTACCGATAACAGGGAATATATGCTTTTCCAGGCCACGAAGAACGCTGGCGGCGTGGTCTTCGTCCCATCCTTTCTTTTTCCTTTCATGCCAGGTTCGGGCGATTTCTTCAAATGTGATTATTTTTTCCGGAACGACACGACGGGGATCAATGATCCTACCCGCGTAATGTGGACACGGCTCTAAGCGAGGTTCTGGTTTTCAAATTGTTCCGGACTGAGACCGCCACAGGCACTGTGGCGACGCCACCGATTGTAATCGCACTCGATATAATTAAACACTGCTGTCCGCATTATTTCCCGGGTGGCAAAGTCCTCTCCGTGGATACATTCCACCTTCAGCGTGTGGAAGAAGCTTTCCGCGCAAGCATTATCGTAACAACAACCTTTGGCACTCATGCTCCCGCGCAAATTATTCCGTTTCAGTAAGCTCTGATAATCCGTTGAACAGTACTGCCCGCCGCGATCCGTGTGAACGATGACATTCTTCGGGCGCTTACGCCGCCAGAGCGCCATTTGCAGTGCATCACAGGTCAGTTGCGCTGTCATGCGCGACGACATAGACCAGCCAATGACGGAACGCGACCACAGATCGATGACCACCGCCAGGTACAGCCAACCTTCATCCGTGCGCAGATACGTAATGTCACCCGCCCACTTCTGGTTCGGGCCGCCAGCTCTGAAGTCCTGTTTCAACAGATTTTCTGCCACGGGTAAATCGTGCCCACGGTAACTGACCGGGCTGAACTTCCGTGCGGCTTTCGCCCGTAGTCCCTGACGACGCAGACTGGCAGCAATGGTTTTGATGTTGTACTCCGGCAGCTCATCTGCCAGACGAGGCGCACCATAACGCTGTTTCGCTTCTGTGAAGGCCTTACGGACCGCCGCATCACAGATGAGACGGAACTGCTGACGCGGGCTTTGCCGATGATGGCGCAGACGCCAGGCATACCAGCCGCTGCGGGCAACCCGAAGCACACGACACATTGCTTTGATACTGAACTCAGCCTGATGATTTTCGATGAAGACATACTTCATTTCAGGCGCTTCGCGAAGTATGTCGCGGCCTTTTGGAGAATGGCCAGCTCCTCATCCCGTTCTGCCAGTTGACGCTTCAGACGGGCTATCTCAGCGGACATCTTCTGTTCACGTTCAGAAGAAGAGAGCTGATTTTGCTGTTTGCTTCGCCAGTTGTAGAGCTGTGATTCATACAGGCCAAGTTCTTGGGCGGCTGCGGCCACACCAATGCGTTCAGCCAGTTTCAGGGCTTCGTGACGAAATTCAGGCGTGTGCTGCTTACGTGGCTTTTTGGTAGTCGATACAGGCTTTGTCATGTGAGTCACCTCTGGTTGAGAGTTTACTCACTTAGTCCCGTGTCCACTATTCACGGGTAGGATCACAATGCCTTTAGCAAGATCTGCCAGGTAAGCATCGCGGGCGGCGCGTGCATCGGCTAGGGACATGATCGGGTATTTACCCAACGCGCGGGTCGTTTCTTTGCCATTAATCACTTTCCTGAAACGCCAGTACCGGGAACCGTTTGGATCTATCCAGCAATACAACCCGTTACCGTCACTTAGTTTGATTATCTTCCCGTTCTCAGTATCTGGCTTCGTTTTGCGTATTTTGGTATCGGTCAGCTTCAT